CGCCGGATCGGCGGATGCAGCGGCGCCCGCGATGTTCAACAAGACCTACGCGGCGCTGGACGATCTGGAATCGTTGCTGTTCTCGCCGGTGTCGTTGCGCTTCGCCATCACCGATCCCGATCTGCCGAACATCGTGAACGAATCCAAGGGGCGCGTCGCGGCGGCACGGATCAGAAAGATCTGTCGCCAGACGGACTCCGACAACCTGATCTCGCAGGCGGTCGGCATTGGCCTGCGCAAGGGCCTTGGCCTCCTCAAGTCCGGCGTCGTGAACAAAGAGTTCTCGTGCCATCTCGTGCAACCGGAAAACTTCGGTGTGCTGCACGAAAACCACTGCCGTCTCGATGCGGACATGGAAGCGTTCTCGCACCGCATGTTGATCACGCCTGCGCAGTTCCGCAACCTGATCAAGGGTCGCCCTGACGAAGCCGAGCTGAAAGAGCGCGCCAAGAACCACATGCAGGGCCGCAGCGGCGGGATGCAGGATGCGTCGGGCTCCGCCATGAACATCGTCACCGGCGGGCTCTATCCGTTTCAGGCGGGCGGCAGCGGCATTCCAAGCCAGAACCGAGGCATCGTGGATTGGATGTCGCAACCCAAGCCCAACATCGACCCGTCGGTCGAAGCCTCGATGCTGGAGATGGACGAGCTTTGGGTCTGGGATGACAAGCGCGGCGACTGGGCGACGTTCCAGATCATCGGCGACAACATCCTGCTTGGCGGCAAGTATCAGATCACCAGCGCCTTCTCCTACAACACCTATTCGCGCCAGACCGATCCGACGCTGAAGGGCAACCACCCGTTCAGCCTGTTCTGCGCCAACCCGGTGCCGGAGTATTTCTGGGGCGCATCAGAGATCACCCGGCTGATCTTGCTGCAAGAGGCGATCAATTCGCGCATCACCGGAATCAACCGGATGCTGCGCAAGCAGGAAGAGCCCGCCACCAAGTTCGTCGGCTCGACCGGCGTCAACCAGCAAGCCCTGTCGCGCTTCAACAAGCCGGGCGGCTACTGGACCGATTCCAACCCCAACGCCAAGATCGAGCGCGACAACGTGCAAATACCCGAAGCCCTGTGGGCGTCGCTGCACGAATACGAGCGCATGTTCGACGAGATGATGGGTTTGCCGCCCATCGCCAAGGGCCAAGGCGAGCAGGGCGTGCGCTCTGGCGCTCACGCCGACACGCTGATCCGCATGTTCTCGCCGCGCTTCAAAGATCGTGCGCTGTTGATCGAGCGCGACGTCGAGAAGTTCGGCGCGCTCATTCTGGATCTGGGCCGTGCGCACATCGACCAGAAGATGATCGCTTGGGTGCCCAAGGACTCTGCCGGGTTCGAAGACAGTTCGGCGCCGGGAGAAGAGGCGTTGCTGATCCCGCCCGCCAAGGGTCTGGTGCCGGTGACGTTCACCTTCGCCGATCTGCCGGACGACGTGTCGCTCACCGTCGATTCGCACTCGTCTTCGCCTGCCTTCTCGCAGGACGCCAAGGAGCTTGCCTTCAGCCTCCAGCGCATCGGCGCCATGTCACCGGCGGAGCTGGTCGATCATGTGGATGTCAGCGATCCCGACGAGCTGCGCGCCGGTATCATGCGCCGCGAAATCGCTCGTGCCGAGGCGGCGAAGGAAGAACAAGAACTCAAAGCTCAAACGCACAGAAAGAAATGAGGGGCGCAAGCCCCTCATTTTTTACCCGTTGGCTCGCTGCGCATAACACGCAGCGGCGACTGACCGTTTCGAACTTCGGGCAGCTGAATGGAGCTGGGGTTCAGCGCCGCGCTGCGGAAAGCGCCCGCAATGGCCCGGCGCCCCAGAGCGTCCGCCTGCTTTGAGTTGATACCCGCCGCCTGCAAGCCCCTGCCGCCAAAGTAGTTGTCCGCCAGTGTCTGTTGCTGGCCGGGCAACTTTGGCGCAACCGCCTCGCCGTGGCGGATGTTGTCCTTCAGATCGGTCATCTTGTAGTCTTCCATGACGATCCTTGCGGTCTCATCAACGGCTTTGACCACGGTCTTGTTGCCGATCTGCCCCGGCCCCTGGCCTTCCTCAACCATGCGCTGAAGATTGGCAATCTGCTTCTTGAGCGAATCCATCTCTTGCTTCGCGCCGCAGGCTTTGCTGGGGCACGGTGGGTCTTTGATCGGCACAGCCTTGAACGTGCGGGTGTACTTGTGGTTGCACAGCTCGCACTGATACCGGATCTTGTACTTGGTGGGCTCGAAGAAGCTGTCCGACTTGTCCATGTCGATCCCCAACGTCAGCGTCATTTCAATCTTCCATCTTTTTGTAGCCGACGGGTGTGAACTCAATGCGCTGGCCGCCCGCATTGTGCCGCGACCAATAAGCGTTGTGAACCCACTTCACGTTGATCGTGTCATAGGCGCGTGTGATGCGCCACGACGCTGGATGCGATTCTACGCCGTCTGGCGTCAGCCACACCGGCTGTCCATCGTAGGGGTAGGGCATCTGCTGCCCAATAAAAACTTCCGGCTCTGGCAGCTCCAGCCAGCCGGGAGGAATGACCATGGCGTCGATTACCGGACCATCGTCAAACAGCGCCGTTTCGGGTTTCGCCTTGAACTGAACGTCTGACCTTCTCATAGCCCATACTCCGATTGCCAAGTTGGCGGTTCGACCTCTTCTTCGGACTGCTCTTGCATGGTCCGCAGATAGTTGAAAACGATGCGGTTGACCGTGGTGGCGACCGTCGGCTTCTCGCCCTTCTGAGCCGCCATGACAGCCTCATAGGTCATACCCTGCCCCATCATCTCGCGCTGGGTCCAGTCCTTCCACGCTCGCACCGCAAAAGCCATCGCAAAGACGCGATCATCCTTGCAGTTCTCGTCGCGGCTCTCCGGCGCCCCGATGTGACCGTCCTCGACCACAACCAGCGACATTTCGTTCAGCAGCGCCCGCGATTTGATCTCCAGCTCTCGCGACACGTAGCAGCCACGCACTTGGTGCATCAGCACCGACTGGGTGGCCCATGTGGTGGAGAAGCCAATGACATAGCCAGCGCCCATAGAATCGGGGCGCTTGTAGAGATACATGCGCGCGTGCGCCGCAGCGTCTTCCCAGCCGCGCGCCTTCACGCGCTCCGCGTTGCTCTCCAGCGACAACAGCTGCCGCAGATGATCGAACTCACCCAGCACCAGCGCGCCGGGGCCGCCGACCTCCGGGTTCACCAAGCAGTCCACATAGGCGGACGACAGATGGAACAGCACCCACGCGGCGTGCTTGGCCTCAACGTCGGCGGTCGTGTACTCCGCCACCTGCACCACCTTGTCGGCGAAACACCGCCACACCGAGATGACGTGGTGATCCTTGTGGTCATTTCGGCCATACGCCGGGTCCATGCCGATGACGTACTTGGCGCCCTCGACCGGCTCTTCCCAAACCTTCAGCTCGATGTCGTCAGGCGAATCGACCCCCGGCTTCAGCTCGAACATCCGAAAGTTGAAGAAATCGCCATCGACCTCATAGCGGTAGGCCTTGTAGCGGATGTTCTCCTCTTCGATCTTCTTGATGTCCTGCGTGATCACGCGGGTCTGAAAGAACGAATAGCCAGTCTGGACAAACGCCTGTTCGGCGGTCCACGGCTGGTTCTGATCGAGCAGCGCCTGCTCTGCGCCAGCGCTCTCTGTCTTCCACCTGATCCACGCCAGCTGTTCCGCCGTGATCTTGTGGCCGTACATGGACTTCACCGCGTCGATCAGTTCTTTCTCTTCGAACTCCGGCGGGTGCAATCCGTGCTGCAAAAACCTTGGGTCTTTACGCGGGATCTTGTTCGTGTCACCGGCCCACCAACCGACGAAGAACGACCGCGCCGTCAGCGGGTCGTTGATGCCATCGACATAGCGGGTGCGCCAGTGGTTGAAGCCCTTTGCCGTGCTCTCATAGATGAACAGCCGATTTGGGTTCGTCTGTGCGAAGCCTTCTTCGAGCGACTTCAGGCCTTCCGCAGAACCATACGCAGCCACCTCCGTGAGATGGCCGAAAGCATAGCCCACGCCTTCACCCCACGAGGTGCCTTTGTCTTTGGTGCCTGCGACCAGCAAGTCGAGACGTGCCCCGTTGGAGAACTGAAGCATCTGCCGGTTAGAACGAACGATCTTGAACGTGTCGCCGAAATATCCATCGGGAAACGACTCGACGTATTTCTCCAAGAGCATCCGGTTCGCTTCACGGTTCTTCTCCGTGTCCGTCACCAGACAACCAATGATGTTCGGATGGAGCGCCATCCAGAACACGTCAATCGCCAGCGAGACAGTGGTCACGCCCAATTGGCGCGACTTCAAGCAATAGAACTTATGGATGTCTTCATCCAGTCCCGAACCGACCTCTTGAATGAACCGCCGCTGGCTTTCCCATAGCTCAAGCTTCGCGCCGCGCTCGTCTTGCGATATGGATTCCTTCGACGAAATGCGAATGTCGCCGATGAAGTCCTGAAAAAGCTTCAGCCATTTTGCGGATTTGACAGCCATCACAAACCGTTGTTTTCGCGCCAACTCTTCATGGCGTACTTGTCCTCGACGGACATTTCATTGAACAGCTCGTATTGCGGCTCGTTTTCCGCCTCTGGCTCTTCGCTGGGCGGCTCTTCGATTTTGGTTTCGAAGACGCTCACGAACGGCGCCAGTTTGAACTCTAGCTGAAAGCCCAGCGCACGGGCGAAGTCTTCCACCGTTTCGATGGTCGCTTCACGCTGCGACCACATCTGAACCACGCGATCACAGCGGTCGATTGTTTTCTGAATGTCCATTGTCCCCGCACTCCCGATCAAGTCCCACCTCGATAAAACGCCGTGCGGCTTC